CATCGCAGCTTGATAGACTGCTGCTTCTAGGTCTAATGCGCACTTTTCGGCACGCTCTGCTGCTGTATATTTTTGCTTCGACATATTGCCCCCGTTATTGTCGTTCTTTTATTTCGGCTGTAGCGTTAAGCTAGTTGTTGTTGATTACTTGGATCGTTGGCTGGTTCGGGAGTGGGGAATATATCTGGACGTAACTCGTGACATGGGACGCCAGTAGCTTCGCTAATTTTTGCAACATACTTAGCAGAGGCTTTTTTATCCCTAGAAACCATCACTCCAACATTTGAAGATGTACGCCCAAGACCGATTTTTACTGATAATTCTGCTTGTCCGCCTGCGATATTGATTGCTTTTTGTAGAGCTAGCAGTGTAGGCGGGATAGATTTGGAATGAGTCATGAAATTACCTTTGTCTTTATTAGTTAGCAATATAATTACATTTGTAAGTCATATTGTCAATTACTTTTGTAAGTGGCGCATCATTTCATTTGTAATTATTATGTTTGTAAACTTTGGGAGATACTTATGGAACCTGACTTAGACACACTCGCCAAACGCGTAAGGTTTGTGCGGAAAGAGAAAAAACTTACTCAAGCACAGTTGGGCGAAATGATCGGAGCTGACCCATCGGTAATAGGTAACCTTGAGCGGCGCAACGGGAAAAGTAGTAGTTATACGGAAGCTTTAGCAAAGGCGCTTGGGGTTAATTTGTCCTGGTTAATATCAGGCTCTGGTGATAAACAGATTGAGAATGAGAATGCGCACGATATTGAGCACAATAATGACAAGACTAGTGATTATGTAATAGTAGGCGGGACGACTGATTACCCGTTAGTCAATGTGCCCTATAAAGACCTAAAGGCAAGCTGTGGTGGCGGTTACGTAAACTTAGAACATCCGGAGCAGAAAGGGGTGATTGCGTTTACCGTTGAGTTTTTGCGGGAGAATGAGCTGCCAATTGATGGTAAAGGCTTGCTACTGATGCATGCATGCGGAGATAGTATGGGCTATACGATTCCCCATGGCACCTTAATGCTGGTTAATACTAACGAAAAAGAATATGACAATTTCATTAGTAACAAAATCTATGTTTTTAATGCTGATGGAGAGTCTATATGTAAGCGCGCATTTAAAAACTTAGATGGTACGGTAACCTTGGTCAGCGACAATACTGATAAAGTTAGATATCCCGACCAAATTGTTAATAAGGATAAGTTCTATGATTTCAGCATGGAAGCTCGCGTACGATATACATTTAGTAAGCTATAAGGCTTCTTGAACATGCATTTTGTTAAATATTAATAGCTATCTACAAATAATTACATGAAGTAATTACATATAAACAATCAATTTGTAATTATAAAACTACTTATTATTGATAATAAATTACAAAAGTAATTGACAGTCTGAATTACAAATGTAATTATATACCCGTAATCAACAAAACGGGTATATCGTCATGTCACATCCAAATATTCAAGACATCTTGCAATCCTCTCGCGCTCAAGCCGAGTTTGAGCGCTTACAGATAATCCTCGCAGAACGCAATCAGCAACTCCAAGCCGCTGAGCAAAAACTCACCCAAACCGAACTGAACGTCAAACGAGCGCATAGAAATACGCGCTGGTTTATGGCGCTTTGCACCCTATTGATTGTCGCTATGACGTTAGGGGGTGTGGCATGAGCACTCAAACCAAACTAGGCAAGCTAATCAGCCGCTTTGAAATCGGTTTTGATGATGAAACCAAAGTCGTAATTGACTCTTTAAAAGATAAACTAGACGAAGTGACGCGTGCGCTGTCAGTTAAAAATGACAGTCATGGCGACCGTTTACTTGCTGCCATGCAAGCTGAAGCGGCTAATGATTCGCCTGTAACGTACTCTCCTTGGGAAAATGATCTTAAACGCGCGACCGTCAATGATATCGATTATTTAAGCGGTAGCGACTTAGATGAATGCGTCCCACATATCGATGACATATTAGACCAACCTAACTGGCTATCTGAGTCAGTACCACGAATCACCCAAGCTGATATGCAGCTTATCTTTATCAAAAATCTATCCGAAACTCTTATACAGCGCATGCATAGCATGGGCCGCTTTAGTGAGGATGACTATGCGGTTGGCGGCAATAAGTTGATGGCGTGGGATATTTTGATTTACGAACCTTTAAATAGCTACGCTGTTTTAGTAGATAACCGCCAAAACCCCAAAATAGCGGATTTATTGGTCTTTTGGGATACTGGCGCAGCCGCAGATGCTAGTTGGAATACTGATAGCGACGCGCTTGCCGGTTTGCGGACAATAACCGAAGCCGAACTGCCAGCATTCCGCGCGGCGTTGGAGGCTTGCTATGCGTAACATCGCCAATATCAAGCCGAGCGCAACCCTTGTTTCCCTTATTCAAAACGCCAAACTTAGCAACGCTGTCAGCCGTACCGCCTTACGCGATGCCGAAAACCAGTGGTGCAGGCATATTACCAAGCCCATCGAACTACGCGACCAGCACACTATGCTTGATGTCGCTGAGCAACTGCGCCTAGTAATCGTGCAAGTGTCACAGCGTCGTTGCCGTATCAATCCAATGTATTGGGCTGTATTGGTACATTTAGAAGCTGACTTACGCAATGCGTATGCTCATAACATTAACCTTGAGCCGCTACTTGACGTCGTAGCTGCCAATAGCGAACACAGTGAGGTAGCGTAATGTCTATCAATACCCAAAAACGTAAAGGGCCTTTGCTAATTAATATCAGTGGCGCACCACACATCGGTGTCACTACAGCCTGCGAACGCGTGCAGCGGTGCTTAAATGCGCAAGGCATTATCACTGACGTTATCGTACTTGAGCGCGGTATCGATGTAGTCAACTTTGATGATGACTATTTGCTTGGCAACTATAGCCACTTGGATGTCATCTTGTTTGATAAGCATCGCAATGCTGACTCTGCTGTCAAACGTCGTATGATTCAGCCGCTTTGGGACACTGAGGGCGTCGTACCCGATATCAGCGTCTTACTCAGCTGCACACCTGATAACTATAAGTGTCAAATACGCAATCGTATCGACAAGCGAAAGAAGTTTGAGCATCACGGCTACTACCTGGCAATCAATCGTGAGCATTACGGCACCCGTAATCATCATGTCGTCAACATCGATGGTAAAAACGGGCAGTTATACGCAGCCGGTACGATTAAAAGTCTGATATTACGGGAGCTAAAGCGATGAGTAAAACATTATCCCTTAACCGCCGTGCTCATTTATTTGTCAGAGATGACGCACTATTTATCAAGCTGCAAACGCCGCATAACAAAATGCCAGACAAAGCAGATATTTATATCCTTAAAAAATTCAGCATCGACCGCTTAAAAGACATACGTGACTGGGCAGATGCAATGATCCAAGCAAGTGAGAGTAGTAATGTCAAAAAAGATTAAAAGAATCGCGTTTGCAGCAAATAATTATGGCCTGAGTTGGCTAGAAGTAGACACAAGCTGCTGGGAAATTGTAGACGCATGCAGTGCTGGTCGTCACCTGGTTGGTCGGGCATGTCGCTTGGCTGACCGTGGGATGAAAATAGAATATCGCTACGGTATCGGCTATAAGCGTATCGAAGCGAATGTTGAGAAGATGGCTTGAACTTAACTATTAATTTTTAACTGCCCATAAGGGCATAACTGGAGCAAGACTATGAGTAATTTAAAACCAACAGATACCACTAAATTCCTAGGCGATTTAACTGGCGGGGCGTTTGCTGACCAAATCGGGCATGCCTTAAGTGATGTCGCGGATGCGGTGGTTGCTACGGGTAAGAAGGGCCAAGTTAAAATTACCCTGGATATCGAACAGATGGGTGATAAAGAGTCTATGCAAGTAGGTATCAAGCATAAGCTTGAATATCTAGCGCCTGAAAAGTTCGGTAGCCGTAAAGAAGACTATGCACGCAAAACACCGATGCATGTCAATAAAGGTGGTGAGATGAGCCTGTATGCAAATCATACGGCTGGTCTGTTTGACCAAACCAACCAAGAAACAGACGTCTAACCAAAGTCATCTACAACGATAAGTGAGTGCTCTAACACTCGCTTATCACCAACAAACAAACTCATCTCAATTAGGATTATACCATGTCATATTATAAAGATTACCAAACTGAATCAGCAGTTGCAGCTGCGCTTACCGAGGACAGCTCATTACTACGTCATGAGTTGGTTAATGAGCATACAGCGCTTATCAATCCAAATGCCAAAATCTTGGACTTAGAGCAGTTTGATGCTGGACGCAATCGCAAGCGGGGTATTTTTGCGACGCAAGATATCGACAGTTTTGCCGATTATATTGAGCTAAATGCGCAGCCTGAACATATCAGTGTTTTTGTTGATAAAAATCAGATGCGGGCTGTGGCAATACTGAACTTTGATGCGGATGGTTTTGAGCAGGGTCGCCTTGATCATAAAGCTGTCTTAGATGCTGAACGTACTGTTATGTTTAAAAAGCTAATGGGTATGCATGATATGGGCCGCTGCAATCAAAAAGTGTTTGCAGAATTTTTAGAAGACTGGGGCCATAAGGTGGTTGCCCGTGATGCTGATGGCAATGAAATTGAAAATGCTAAAGCCATCAATGCGGTGCGCAACATGCGTATTGATGAGAGCGCCCAAACAGACAGTCATGCGGGTAATTACCGCGAAACGCGCTCACGCTTAGAATCAGTTGAGGCAAAAAGTATTGATGGGGCATTGCCTGCGTATTTTACTGTCAACGATGAGTGCTATCAGGGTATACCTGCGCGTAATCTTGCTTTGCGATTGGGTATTAGCAACGACGATGGGCAGCCAGTATTTAAACTTGAGATTAAAGCATTGCAATCTGTGCGCGATGAGCTGGCAAAAGAGTTTGCAGATATTGTTGCAACCCGTGTGTTTGATGGGGTTAGCGTCTGTATCGGTCAATTCCAGGGTTAAACACTGAGTTAAGGTTTTAAGCCCTGCTCTTATTGTTTGGGGTAGGGTTTTTATAAGGATTTTAAAATGGCTGATGATGCTGATCGCGCAAACGACTATGTTGATTTAACACTGGCTCACTGCCTAATTTGATAAACCGTCACTGACAGAATGCTTGGAATGTGGCGAAGATATACCGGCTAGACGCCAAGCGATGGGCGGGGTAACGCTCTGTGTAGACTGCCAAAGCGTGTTTGAAAAAAGGGGATGGTGATGGAAAATGATGATTTAGATCTTGATGTTTATTGGCATGAACTGAAACGTCTTGCTACAGCACATAATGAATATATTTCAGACGCTGAAAAAGAAGATTGGTGTTCTCCTTTTTATTCAGGTTGTTCGCCAGCGGAAGTGTTTTACGAAGAGTTTCCAGAGCACTTACCTAAAAATAAGGAGCAGTGATGCTAACCAATAATGAGCAACTCTTAGTAATCACTGGATCTTCTATCTTGCTTGGTATGTTAGTAGTGGCAGTGATTTGGTTGTTGTCGATTGAATTGAATAAAGGGGAATGATTGTGAGTGATGTGGTCTTAGAGTGTTGTGATTGTGGTCATAGATACAATGAAGGCGAAGCCAAGCGAATTATAGACCCCGATAAATGGCATGTAGTGATCCGCGCTTGCCCAGAATGTGATTGCCCTGACTTCTATATGGAGGAAACAGAAGATGACTAATATAACTAATATTCCGCAAGTTATTGACCAGCTTATTGAAGTGATACAAAATGGTGGCGGGTTGATTGACTGGGTACAGGCTGAGCGTTTTGAGCAAATCACTGGTATCAAGCAATCATCGTTACGCGGCAAACATGAGATGTGGCCAGAAGGTATTGTCTGGGCTAAGTTTGATGACGGTCGCCTCTATTATAGTATTGCGGGGTATAACAATTGGGCAAGTCAGCAAGCAGCAAATCGCTGCCCACAGGCGTCACCGACAGAAACGGTACCATCCGAATTTGGTGGATGTGGCACAAAAAGAGACGCTGGCAAACGCTTGAAAAGCTCCCTGCGACAGAACGTGGCTACGCCGCCGCGTCTGTTATCAGAAATCGCCTAGCTGAACATGCCAAATGGGGCACACTTACCGACGATATTATTAATGAATTATGCGGTAATGATGATGCCCCAAAAACCACTCCTACCTTTTTAGACTATGCCAGGCTTTATCTAAAGCAAGCCGACGTCAGCAAAGCCACCTTGCGCGAATACGCAAAATCCCTCGATAGATATTGGATACCTCCCTGGTACCAACGTGAAATTCATACCATTACCGCAAAAGAGGTCCGCACATTGATAGCGGATATTATTTGGTCTAGTGAAAAGACACGTAATAACAACCTAATTCCCTTGCGCGGGGTTTTTGCGATTGCATTGGATGATAGCGTCATCCATGCCAACCCAGTCGATAAAATAAAGAATACCAAGCATCAAGCCCCACCGCCGGACCCATTTAGCCGCGATGAAATGGAGCGCCTGCTTACCTGGTTGCATGACAAACATGGTAAAGATGAAGCTATATTTTGAATTGGCGTTTTGGACAGGTATGCGTACGGGTGAGCTGCTCGCGCTGACTTGGGATGATATCGATTGGGATGCCGGACTAATTAAAGTCAGTAAAGTCATGAGTGATGGTGAGCTGGTCAATCGTACCAAAACCGCTGAATATCGTGATGTATTTTTTAATGCGCGCAGTGAAGATGCGCTGAAGCGATTAAAACGTATTAAATCACCTGTCAGTGATCGGCTGTTTATGTCCCCGCGCTTCATTAATAGTGCGTGGCAAACAGATAAGACGCCAAGACGAGCACTTACAGCAGCGATGAAAGCGACCGGCATACGACATCGAGCCACTTACACAACGCGTCATACTTTTATAACAAACTGTTTAACGGATGGATTGAATATTTACTTTGTGGCCAAACAAACTGGCCATAGCGTGAGAACGCTTGAGACTAGATATGCGCGCTGGATCGACGTGTCGAAAGCACGTAGTGAGATTGCTAAATTAGATACGGGGAGTAGGTGAGATGTTCATTAATCATAAGCGGTGCCCAGAATGTGGGGCAAGATTGAAGCATTACTACTGGTATTGTGGAGATTGTGACAATCAAAATTTGACCAATTGGCCATTGATGATAGCTATAGTTATAGCGTTCGTAATTATGATGGGATTTATCGCGCTTAATTTCTTAGAAAAAGCTTGTAATGACAGCTTTCTTCAGCAGTTAGTCATGAACTGGGGTGTTAATTGCTAA